ATGAACTTTCCGGAAGAACAGCTGGGTTGTGTTGGACAAAAATTCTCGGATATAGGACGAAAAATCGAATATATCAAGACACTTGATTTGGTCAGCTGCGTCGCAGAGGTCGAACAGCTCTGCGGCGAGATTCAAGCTGCAACGGAAGAAATGCGGCTCATACTTGCCATGATGAAAGAATAAACAAAGCGCCCCCGCCTCGGAGATCATCCGGAGCGGGGGCGTTGTCATGCTATGCAGTTAGGGCCGGTCTCTTACTTCACGCTCTTCCGCAGCCGCTCAAACTCAGCGTCGGCCTGAATGGCCTCCTTGGTGAAGGAGTTGTTGAACCACCAGTTGACCAGCGCAGACACGGTGGTGAAGCCGGTGGAGATGAGCTGCTCGAGCTGGGCGCTCTCGATGGGCAGCACGGGCTTGCCTGCGGCGCTCAGGATCTGGTTGATGAGGGCCAGAGCCAGCACGGCGGTGCGGGCGATGGTGGCAGCGGAGACGGTGCGGGTGGTGATATGTGCGTTCATAGCTTAATTCCTTTCTCTTTCGTGTTCATGATTTTCCAAATCGGTGATGCGGTGATTGGCCACCTTCATCTGCTCTTCCAGCACGGGGACTCGCTTGGCAAAGTTGTTGTGCTCCCGCACCTCGCGGGTCAACTCCTCAAGCTTGGTGTCCGTGACAGCCTGACTGCGGCTGTTGGCGATAAGCACGCCAATGAGGGTCACGGCCCCGGTGATGAGGGCGGCGAGAATGGTCTCCATCGGTATCACCCCCTCACATACTCCACCGGCTCTTATTCGCCCGGGTATCGATATGCACCCAGCCGGTCTTGCGGGTGGGGTGCTTTGCGTCCTTCGGGTAGCGCCCGATGCCGCCCCGGGAGGGCAGCAGAGTCTCGGCGTAGGCGGCCACAGTGGCCACGTCCACGCCCTCAACGTAGAAGTCCGCCGCCCGACCCAGCAGGTGCTGGCTGGACTTGCTGCCGCCGACGGCGGCGTTGTGGGCGGCGGTGCGGTAGCCGCTGGTGATATGTACCGGCTTTCCGAAGTGCTCCCGGATGCACTGCAGCAGCACCACAAGCTCCTCGTCGAGGAGCACGACGTCGCTGCTCTTGCAGCCGAACTCCCGCACCTTGAAGCTGGGTGAGAGCTGCCGGGTGGAGTCCCGGGACATGGAATATTCTTTGATAGCGATAGAGAACACGACCTTTCTTTTTTCTATCCGTTGACATTGTATTGCAAATGTGCTACATTGCATTCAGAAGGAGTGTGATACCATGGCACAGACCACTGTAAGCATCCGGATGGATAACGACCTGAAGAACAGCTTTGACCACATCTGCAACGAGCTGGGGATGTCTATGTCCACCGCCGTTACTATGCTGGCTAAAAAGATGACCCGGGAGCAGCGCCTGCCCTTTGAACTTTCGGTAGACCCGTTCTATTCAGAGCAGAATCAGGCCCGGCTGCGTAAGTCCATCGCGGAGATGGAGGCTACCGGCGGCACCATCCACGAGGTCAAGCTCGATGATTAAGGCGTGGACAGAAGAAGCATGGGAAGATTTTGAATACTGGACCACCCAGGACCGCAGGATGCTCAAGCGGATCCTACAGCTTCTGAAGGACATCGACCGCAACGGCTATGAGGGCATCGGCAAGCCCGAGCGCCTCAGCGGCGATCTGGCCAGCTATTGGAGCCGCCGCATCGACGATGCAAACCGGATCGTCTACCGCATCGATGGCAGCGTGGTCAAGATCGTCCAGTGCGGCTCCCATTACAGGGACAAATAACCCCCTCCCGCAGCCCCCACCCGGGGGCTGCTTTTTGTTTTGTCAGTAGTAGTGGTAGCCGGTGGCAGTAGCCAAAAAACTGCCAGAGTAAGCACCATGCTTTGATATAGAAAGCGTATTACCTGAAAATGCAACGGTGCTATATGCTATTTCGTGGCGGTTGCTGGCCCAGTTATATACTTCGCCAGAGACAGTGGCGTTTCCTCCACGGGTAAGTTTCTGACCATTTACGACTACATAATCCACCTCATCGGGAACTGTCACAGAGGAGCCACCACCAGAAGATGAGGTAAGACCATTGCTCGACCACACCACCTTCCCATCCGGGTACGCTTTCTTGTCTGCTAGCCGCTCGATTTCCGCCCGGGTAAACGGGATAATACTAACTGTGCCGGTTAAATCCTCCAACTCCCCCGGGATAAAGCTGGATATACTTACGCTTCCCAGCGCCATACTCACGCCTCCGGATCTGCCGCGTCTGCGGCCTCGGGGGTGGTGTCGGCGTCCGGGTCGGCGAAGCCCCACTCTTCCCGCAGGGCCTTGAGGGCGGCGTCCCTGTCCTCGGTCTCCCCGGCCGGAAGGGAGAGGATGGCGGCTTTGGCAGGATCGGTCAGGCCGACGCCCGGGTCGCCCTTTGCGCCCTGCGGCCCCTGCTCGCCCTGGGGGCCGGGCTCGCCGCGCGGCAGAGTCAGGCAGAGCTTGCCGTCCCGGATGCCGGCGGCGGGTGTGTCACCGGTGGTCACGCTGCCGATGCACTCCACCGCCGCGGCGCAGGCGGCTGCGATGCCGTCCTCCATCCGGTTGAGCACCTCCGGCAGGCTCACCTTCATGCCGGTGACAAAATGCTGTTTCACATACTTCATGGTGTACCTCCGTTACAAAGTCGTGTCTTCGAGGACGGTGTCGCCCAGGGTGTCCTCTCCGGTGTCAGCGGTCGATGCCGAGGGTCCCAGCAGCTCCACCTGCATCTGGATGCCGCCCTCGGGGACGTTCTCGGCCCAGAAGGTGATGCTGCCGTCCTTGGTCTCGCAGACGCCTGCAAGCCCCGCCGCCACCGCCACGGTGAAGGTCTCCGGGGTGGGTACGGCGGAGGGGACGTTTGCCTCTCTCGCCGCCCGCAGCTGGGCCGTCTGCTTGTAGGCGTAGCCGGGTGTGTCGGTGCAGTCGGCCCAGCCGTCCGCCGTCAGGGTCACGGGCCAGATGCCCAGATAGCCGCCGGTGTAACTGGCCAGCAGCTTGTCGCAAAGCTTGGCGGTCTCTTTGGCCTTGGCCAATGCCTGTGCGCCCAGCTCGTCCATGGGGATGCCGGTGACGCCGTCCCGCATCAGGCCGCACAGGGCATCGTCGGTGCGGGTGTCGGTGAGGTCGGCGGTGGAGACGGAGGTTTGGCCCGCCGGGCGGCTGATCTGGCACAGGCACAGGTCGTACACCAGCTCGGTGCGGGAGAGGTCCGGGCCTGCCGGCTCGGAGGACGGCGCGCCCTGCAGCACCTGCAGAGAGGTGCTGCGGCTGGTAGCGTCGTACCGGAGCACGACGCGGTCGATGCGGGGCAGAGCGCTGTCCGCGAGGGGCAGCGTGAGGGTCTGGGCCTCCCGCAGGGTGACGCTCTGGCCGGTAAAGCGACTGACGTGCATCCACGCCCGGCCCGCGCCGACGGTGACGGCGGTGCCGCCATCCTCGGCCACCGTGACCGCAAAATCCTCCTCGGTGCTGAACACGCCGGAAGTGCGGGTGGAGAAGTAGGCCGCTGCGTCCTCGGCATCGTAGGTGATGCCGCCCAGCGGGTAGGTGACAATGCCGGGTGAACTCAAAATATCGCCTCCTAGATCTTGTGCCAGACGGGCGTACCCAGCCGCGCGGTGCGGGTGGTGCCGTCGGTCTGGCTCTGGATGATGATGTCGGCCACCCGGACGGTGGCCTTGTAGCCGAGGTCGGGCAGGGAGCAGAAGCAGACGTCCCCCGGCTCGAGGCCGTCGGCGTCCAGCGTCATCTCGATGCTGCCGGAGCGGAGCTGTTCGAGGAGCTTCGACGCGCCCCGATCAGCCAGCCGTTTGAGGTAGCTGTCGCTTTTGACGGTCTCGCCGTCCTCGGGCTGGATGTCCCGGGCGTCCACGATCATCTCCCGGCGCTGGGTCCCTTCGGCCTCGGTGTCGCCCGCCCAGACCATGGCCCGGTCTTTGCCCTCGCCCGCCCCCAGCACGAGGGCCACGTTGGCATAGCTGCCGTCGCCGAAGGCCCAGCTGGCCTCTTGCAGGCTGCCCCACTTGGTCGAAAAGCGGTTGTTGGGGTCGGCAGTAGGCCGCCAGACCTCGAACAGGAGTTTTTTCGCGCTGTTTTTACCCATGAGGACGACCCGGAAGCCGAGGTCGCAGGCTGCACCAACCGTCTTGAAGTAGTCGAAGAGGGTATTCCCCGAGGTCTGCTGTTCAAAGGTGGTGTCAAAGCCCTTGGCCTCGGCCACCTCCAGCTTGGGCCACGGAGCCGCTGCCTTGGCGAGGGCCAGCATGGCGGCCTCGGCATTCTCGTTCTTGATGGCGGACGCGGACACCCGCTTGGTGTAGATCCACGTGGCCGGGTAGCCGGTGACGACGAGGTTCGCGTCCTCGTTCTCATTGCTCCGGTGACAGATGCGCATGGGTACACGGGTCGCGGCGTCGGTGCGGACGAGCCAGCGGCCATCCCGCAGGAGCGAGAGGTTCTCCTCGGTGGGGCGGACTTCCAGAGTGAAGCTGCCCTCGGAATTGTAGGGCTCATCCCAGTACACCGACACCCATACGTCGATGTTCCCGAGGCGGGCGAGGGTCGTTTCATCCAAGACGTCGAATGTCATTTCATCACCTCCGGCAGGATGCCCACCGCCAGCGGGTAAAAGGAGATGGACGCCTGCAAGCCCTCCCTGCCGCTGGCGGCGTCGGCGGTGAGGACGTTATCGCCGGGGTGCAGCTCCATCAGGTCGCTGTCCTCGTCCAGCAGGGCGAAGGCGTTGGTCTCCACGCCGCCGGAGATGAGCTTGACGGCCAGACGGTCGGTGGTGGTGCGGTAGATCTCCAGCACGTCCCCCTTGTTCAGGGTGGTGTCAAAGCCGATGTGCTCCCCGGTGACGCTGTTGCGGATGGCTGGGTTGACCACGATACCCGAGGAGCGGAGCTTCGCGGTGAAAGGCACCGGCAGCGCACCGGGGTTGCGGATGTTGAGGAAGTAGCTCTGCCGCCACTCGCTGTACTGGTGGCTGTCGTAGCAGAGCGGGAAGCGGAACTGCGGTACGAAGCCGCCCATGACGGCGTTCTGGCTCTCGAGGCTGTACCAGTAGGGCTTGGGGCGGTAGAGCATGAAGTCCAGCCGGGGGTAAGGGTGGAGCTGGACGGTGTAGGGGGTCTTTTGCAGCACGAAGCGGGAGAAATACTTGTCGCCGAAGTAGGCGGTGCCGGAGGTGAAGAAGGGGAGCTTTTGCAAAAACAGATTTGCCTGCCGCTCGCCATCCGGCCCCCAGAAATCTGCGATGATCTCGTGAGGCACTCCCTCCACGCTCTGGCCCTCCACGGTGACCCCCTGCTGGTTGACGCCCTGGGCGGTCTTGAGGGTGACATCCACGCCCGAGAGGTTGTCCATCTGGTAGGGGATGCCGTAGTCCCAGCCGAGGTCGAGGGAGGCTCCGGCGTCCGTCACGAGGCGGAGATGGTCATTGCGCATGGTGGGCCTCCTTTCAGTGTTTTTTGGCCTTGGCGCGGTCGGCCTCCCAGCGGGCTTCGCGCTGGAGGTCGGCGGCGGTGTGGGCCTTGGAGTAGATGTTCTGGGTGATGTTGGTGTCGCCCTCGCGGTAGCTGCTGGCAGCAGCGGCGATCTGCGCCGTGCCGGAGGCCGCCACCCGGCTGCTCACGGCCATGTTGTCGCTGAGGACAAGGGCGTTTGCGCTCTTGACCAGCTTGGCGAGGGACTTGTTGATTTCGGTGAGCTTCGCGGTGTTGGCGTCGATGGTGTCCGTCAGCTTGTTGGACCCGTCGGTGATGCTGGGGGTGTCGAGGTCGAGGCCGGAGCTGCCGCCCCC